CTCACCTCGTTGTTCTTTGTCAAACATCCCTGTTTGACTTAATGCAGCAAGACCCAAGGCCCCTACACCAAGTTTTTGAGCTCCAGATAAATCTTTAAATTGATCTACTAAGCTATTATCACTAAAAAAAGGTTTTTTGGTTTTAGGGTCTATAGCCCCTTGTCCTCCAAGAGCCCCAGCTACTTTTGCTCCCGATTGTTGTATAAGACCACCAATAGAAGAGTCTACCTTAGGTATTTCAAGGATGTTTCCAACCATACCGGTGCTTGTTGGGTTGGCTTCAAGAAGCTCTTGTGTAGAAATGCCGTATTTGTCTGCTACACTTTGAACTGTGTCTCCCTGAGAAATAGTGTGTTGAATATTTGGAGTGGAACCCCAACCCCACATACCACCTTGAGATGCAGGTTTAAATATTGATTTAAACCCTTGATTACCCTGCATTCCCATGCCTGTAGCAAAATTACCCATGGCCCAACCTGTACCGAAGTCAGTTAAAGCCCTTTGAAAATCTAAGTCCCCTGTTTTAATAACACCACCAATAGCTTTACCGATACCAGCACCTATGGTGCCTCCCATAGAGAAACCAACCACGCTGCCAATTACCGGAGCAACCTTTTTAAGTTTTTTAAGTAACCGTTTAAAAAAGGAAGTGTATTCAGGCATTCCTGTCATTGGGTTTATTGAACCTTGACCACTGCCAACAGTGTATTCAACCGGATCAATTCCAGCACGAATAAACGAAGCATCGAGCATGTCCTCACCTTTATCACCTAAAATCCATTCGGGAACAATTCGTTCTCCAGGAGCAACGTGAGCCAATTCCGTGTCTTCCATTCGACCCATACTGGCTAGTCCTCCCCTGTTATACGACTGAACCGGACCACCATAGTTCATTCCTGCAAGAATATCTTGCCCGCTTCTACTATCACTATATGGTTGTGAGCCTTTTCCTGAGTCAACCCAATCTTGCATAGCCTTTGCCTGTTCCCTTCGAGACATGTTTTCTACATCGGAACGACCCGCTATTTGAATTTGTTGTTGTCGTGGCAGGTGTCTAAACCTCCAAGATAATACTGAAAAAGTACCAACGCGGTCTCTGTGCAGCGCTTGGTTTTCAGTTGAACGCGATGCAGTTCCTCCCTCATTATAATACTGAACCGGACCACCATAGTTCATACCTGTAGGGGCAAAGTTAATGTCTCTTGGGTCTCCAAGTTGGTTAAGTTTGTCCATAGCGCCGGTGCCCAATATTTCATCAATATAGCCTTCCGCTTCTTCTTCTACCTCTAACGGCATTGAACTGACTTCTTCGTCAGGAATTTTGGAGGCTTCTGTAAGTATTTGTTCTATAAACTCTAGGGCATTTGAACCACTCATAGCGCCTACAGCTTGTTGTTTTTCTTCTGGGGACATTTCATCACTTTGAAGAATAGCGTTTTTAACGCCGTTCTCTATAACCCCCATTTGCTCGGGAGAAAGCATTGAACTGTAGTCTTTCTCTTGCAAAGAACCAAGACCAGAAAAACCCCTAGTGGACCCTGGTCTACTATAAACACTTCCTGGGTTTAACATATCTGCAGCATTTTGAGAAACCTTGTCTAACCCCAGAACATCAATAGTTTTGTTCACACCGGACCTAACCAAATCAGCAGGTTTTGGAAAAGCGTCTTTGGCTTGCTCTCCAAACCTTTGTCCTGTGTTCTTATAGGCTTCGCCAGCAGCAAGAAGATCCTCAATCGTTTTCGGCCCTTCCATGCCCTTAGGTCTTGTCATTTCCTCTAAAGCTGAATCTGATAGCGCCATTACTTTTTCTTACTCCTTAATAAACCAACCATACGTTTCGCTGAAGCAGCAGTTTTTGCTGTTGCTTTCTTTGTCCATTTACCGTTCTTTTTAACAAGAACAGTTTTGCCCCTAGTCTTATAGGGCATTAGTGTTATTTCTTACCGGTGCCTGCGGTTTTTCTTGCTATTGGATCGGCTATTCGACCTATCCGACTTTTTCCCGTTCCTACTTTAACCTTACCGCCAAAGTTGTAGCCTCTTTTCTTTGCTTGAGTGGCGGACGCTATGGCGTCGGCTACTCCTGGTATTTCAGATTTGCCTTGTCCTACTCTAACGGGACCACCAAAGTTATAGCCTTTAGCCTTGGGATTAGTCCAATCTGTTCCTTCTTGTATTGCTCTTCTTCTATTTGTCATTCCTGGCATGATATTACCTCTATAGATTAATTATTGTGGCACCATTAGTAGCTACCGTTAATGAACCAATTGCGCCAGTGGCAGATAAGCCATTTGACGTTGTGCTATATAGCGTATACCATTTAGAACCGTCCCAAACTTGCAATTCAGCAGTGGTTAGATTCCAAATGATGTCTCCTTTATTATACTTATTTTCGTCTCTATTAGAAGCTAAAACAGAGTTCGTCGTATCTGGGTCAAAAGCAGAAAGGTTTAATTCAAGTATTCTAACTAAACGATTATAAGTGTCTGGGTCAACTTGGTCATAAGCCATTGGTAGCCCCGTTTGAAGCAAGCTACCCACTATCTTCTGCCATCTGGTTTAGTGCCTAAACGAGTCGCACCAACCCTAAAACCAACACCAAGAGTGTAAGCCGTTGTGTTGTCGTCATCTGATTCAAAGCGTAAAACCACCTGTCTTGCCCGACCACGAACATTTAATTTTTGTGTCGTTGAAGAAATATTACTGGTTGATTTCGTTGTTAGGCTGTCTCCAGGATAGTTCCTGGTCTTAAGTACGCAATTAATTAAAGAATCACTGTTGTTTCCAGTAAACTTAATGTCAGGAATAACACGACTTACAGACTGAAGGTTTTCGCCCTCACCAAGATCAAAATCCCCTGACTCTATATAGACATTAGTCATTGCTGAACCGTCTGCATCATTGCCTTGTTCTTGTTGGTATAAATAACCCACATCAGACGTGGTATATGTAGCACGAGGATAAGCCTCTAACCCTTCATCAAGCCATGCGGTGCGATTCATTTGACCGATAGACCAAACATTTTCGCCATAATTATAAACCACATAACGATCAATTTCACTAGAACTAGAAGAAGGATAATACCAACCGACTTCATTAAATCGTTTATTTAAAAAACCAAAGACCTTATAGGCTTGCCCCTCATTAATGTCACCAAACACATAGTCATGGACATCACAAGGTATAGGCTTCACTTGACCTGAATAATTGTATACACCTTTTTTATCCATCCAAAACACACCCACAGGACTATTAACCATGGCTTTTGGTCCAATTGAACCAACACCTTCGTTCACTAGGTTTGTACTAAAAATAAACGGCTGCCCTATAAACTTCATAGAATAAAGAGAAGTGTCTGTCCAAATTAAGATTTCTTGTCTAGCCCGCATTCCACCAATAATAGAAGAACCAGCAGACAAACGAGCAGAACCAGCCGTATTGATTGATTTTGGTTCCCATTCAGTAATATTTTCCTGATCACACCACGCTATAAACATGGGGTCAATTGCTCCTGTCCTAGCAGTACCGCCGCCATTCAATGGCTCTGTGCCTAAAACAATAACATGCCGATCAATATCACTAACAAGCACTTGAAGACCAAGGGTTGGTGCTAAATTAGCCCCGCTTAGATCGCTTAACGCCACAGCTCTATCTGTGCCTAGAGTTTTAGCGCTAGTGTCCCAATAGTAAATCCCACCGGAACGTACATTCATAATTAAATCTTCACCGAAATTATCGTGCGACCATAATCTTAACTGATTAGTGGCTGACAAAGCACTAACCGAACCCCAAGTACCGTCGCCCCAGGTACTGGCACCCCAACCTGAACCAGACACATATTCGTCCAGCCCAACACTAATCTGATAAGCCCCAATTATAGTGCCCTGTCCATCACCAGAATCACCGGCTGCTGCTGTTACTTCATCACCATCTGTGTCTTTAGCTTCAATAGTGTAAACATTAGCACTGGTAATAGTGGCAATCTGATATTCTTGATTAAGAACATTTGCTGTAATGTTACCTCCCAAACTTACACAACCACTATAAGTTACAAAATCATTTTTTACGGCTCCATGGGCAGTATCCGTGACAGTAAGAGTCGCATCCCCATTTGCAACTTTAGCAAAAGAAATTTCATTAGCTCCTGTAGTTACTCTAATAGGCGTTACATCGTTAAAATTAGTGCCCTCTTGTATATAATATTTCCAAGTTGTGCCTAACCCTAAGTATTTAGTAATATCTAAATCTACCCAAGAGTGTAGCGCCCGACAAGTCGATTGAAAAGTATTGATTGTATCTTTGGCCCAACCGCCTATTTTTTCAGGCAAACCTTTACGAAAACGAATCAAATTAGCATCAAACCAACCGCCTTTGGCAGTCAGCGCTGTGCCTTCTTTTTTGATTCCAGGAGTAAATTGTGTTTTGATTAAGGGCACTATTCTTTTTCACCCTTAAAGCTCTTTGAACTCCCTGATGTTCCTGCATAGAGTCCGAACCATGCAGCTCCTGCACCGACAACAATAGAGATTAAACCCGATTGTTCAAAGGAAGGTTCAGCTAAATCCATAAACCAGAATGTTGTGAAGTAAAGTAAATACATATAGATAGATAAAAAGACTCTTGGAAAGATTCTCCAACTATCAACAGCTTGGGCTACAAAAATAAT